AGGGCCAGTTTTTTCTTCGACCCATCAATTGATTCGATAATCTCAAGAAGTCCTGGATACTTGTCAAGCTCATTTACGAGCGCTGTGATAGGTGCTCTACCCTTTTCTTCATTGCCATAAACGGCATCATGAATTGACCAAAGGAATCCACGCTCTTGAGGAATAAGAGAACTAAGATACTGTGCTGTATCTGTATCAATTCCATCGGGGAGGTACTCTGAACGATAACCACGACAGGCGGCAGCGATTGCTGAACGAGTTCCTTCTGTACCATAAGTACAAACCTGAATTACGTTAAGTTCACCACGCTCTTTACGAAGTGCCTCAAAGATTCTCTTTCTCTTTGAAGGGGTAAGGTCAATATCAATATCCTTTTTATACCCTCGGTTTCCCGATATTTATTAGGGGAATAGACTATCTCTTTAGGACTTTTGTCCATAATAGGCACTACGGAGTGGTATTCATCTCCACTCCTCTTAGAGATTTTATAATCTCAATTTAGTCGTTACATCTTCTCAATCATTTTCATATTTCCAAAATTTCAATAATAAAGTTTTCTTTTCCATATTTCTAAACTGCGCTATAAATTAAAGTCTAATTATGATTACAATGTTCTTGAAAACGAATTTTAATATCACGAGAAGTAATTCCTATATATTTTTTATTATTAATTAAATTTGTTATGCAATAAACTTTGAAAATATAAATCACCTCCATATTAATATATGAAAATGATTGAGCTTGACACGGTATCAACTGCTATCCTTTTCAGGACCGTAGTCTCTCTTACGAAGCTGCTTCGCGCATTGCCTTATTCCACTTCTACCGTTAGCCTTCAATTAAGAAGACACCGCTGAATGCGTTCACCTATTTTATACTGCCCAATATAAAGTTTAGGCAGTTCCACACGTTCCTCATTCAAGAATCTCCAGTTCTTAAGTCCCCACTGAAGAGGGTCAAGCTGAGTTATTCCAAGAAGATAGTTTGAAAGGAAACATACTGCCGAACCACGTCCAGGTCCAACAATTGAGCCCTGCTCCCAGAACAAGTTAATCATGTGCTGGAAAGTATTAAAATACTCATACAGACAGTTACCAAGTTTCTCTCCAACAACCTTAATTACTCTTGCTTCTGTTTCAAGAGCAATCATATAATTCTCTTTTCCAAAGAGACCTTTGTCAATCATACTGAGCAAACATTCTGTTACCCAATATTTCTCCTGCACATTATCACTTTGGATAAGTTCTGTAAGTACTGGACACTTATCTTTCCAAATCCAATCGGGAGTTACTGGACAATCCTTCGGTACCACATTAACTCTTGGAATAATTGGCTTTCTAAATATATCATAAGTTCCAATCTTATTATAAATTTCCATTGAGTTATCGCAGAAGTTTTTAAAATCTTCTTCTGTAAAATCAGAATCTTTTAAATACTCAAAAGCTTCAATATTATCCATCATGTGAGAATAAGTATAGAAATCATCAACCTCTCTTTCACCATCTTTTGAGTTAAGATAAGCTTTATGAACTGGACGCTCTTTTGAAGTAAGATAATGAGCATCTGAACCAATTACAATTTTAATATTGTAGGCTGCGGCGATACTTACGACTCTTTTATTAAACTTAATCTGGTCTTTTGATGAGGCTGCGGCGATTTCAATATAGAAATCTTCGCCAAACAAGTTCAAGTTCCAACGAATGAAGTTATCAATTTTCATCTTCCAGTCATAAACGTCAAACTCATCGCCTTTCTTTTCAGCCTTAACAAGCTCTGCAACAAAATGAGGAAGTTCGCCACCAAGACAAGCTGTTGTAGCAATTAGAGTGTTTGGATATCTTCTTACAATTTCTTCAAGTTCTTTCTTCTCTGTTGGAACACGATATAAACCACGAGAACTGAAGCCATTATACCATGCGGTTGAACTCAACTCTCTTAATGCTCTATGTCCTTCTGTATTCTTTGCTATGAGAATGTAGTGCCAGTATCTTTCAATATTAGCTCTATCATCAACAAGATAGATTTCGTTACCACAAGCACACTTGAAATCCTGCGGAATCTTGCCGCTTGCCTTCAAATCCTTTTCGCACTTCAACCATTCAACATGACCAGCAACTGTCTCATGGTCTGTTAGGGCAATACCTGACATACCAAGTTCATGTGCCTTGAGAATCATATCCTTTGGTCTGTTGATTGAGTCGATAAGATTGAAATTTGAAAACATACTGTGTGAGTGGTTATCAAATCTTTTTAAAGTTTTTATATCCATTTATTACCTCCATCCACGTCGCCGAGCACAATGCAGGGACGTTAACTTTAATAATTATTTTTAACTTTCTATATATATTATAACATAAATTATAAAAAAAGTCAAGAACTTTTATGGCTCTTGACTTTAAAATTAAAAATTATTTCTTGCTACAACCCTAATTAGACTTGCAGAGATTTTTACACTTAGGACATTTATGTGTCCAAGGAATACTATGGATTGACCAATCTTGGTCACATTCCTCTTCATCAACTTCAAATACGCATTACATTTTGAACATTTAAAGAGAACTTTTCCATATAATCCTTCGTTAAGAATTTTTACCATATCACTTATTTCTCTTTTTCTTTTCTCTGTTCTTCTGAATGTCCTTATTCATGCGCTCTATTTCATCCTTCATTCTATCAACTTTCTTTTTATAGTTCTCCTTTTCGTCTGTACGAATCTTCACTTGGCTTCCCTCCTATTTTTTCATAAAAGCTATTTATGAAGTTTATTTGTTTGAGTTTATTATACTCAGCTTTATTTTCTCTGTAATCTTCTGCATCCCAGCTACGTTTCTGATAATCTTCAAGCCATGTATAGTGGACGGCGGCGAATAGCGCTCTACGTCTATCATCTGTTTGACATATGAAATCAGCGAATAATTGACGAACTTTTAATTCAAGCTGCTCATCGAAATCGCTATCATATAGGGTACTATATCTTTCATCATCTGGAACTAAGTCCCATAAAAAATCCACAACATCTAAAAACGATGGTGTGTGCCACTTTCTTTCCAATTGGAAGAAGGCTTTTGTATCCTCATCCAATTCTCCTATGCTAACGAGATAGCTATAGAAATCATTTAACCAATGGTCAAAAAAGAAATTACAGGTCTGGTCAAAGAAATCTTCTCCCAATCGCACTCACAACATCTTATAATATTATAACAGTTTATAGGGTGTTTATAATGGTCTATCTCTTTATTGATTTTATCAATTCTTGGAGTTTCCATTTAACCACTCCTTACCATCTTTTTACTATTTTGACAATATAATATGAATCAATTATTTCTCCTTTAGATTTCTTTTCTTTAAGAGTTGCAGAACTACTAATTACATCATACCCTTCTTCTTTAGCATCAGATTTAAACTTTTCAATTAATGCCTTAGCTTCTTCATAAGAATCAACACGAATTTCATCAGTCTGTTTCATTATTTCCATAAATAAATTCCTCCAGTTTATTTATAATATTATCTTTATAAGAAATTTCATATAAGAGAATATTGTGTGATAAACAATATTCTCTTTTCTGATTATCTCTTAACTACTATTTCTATAACCCTTCTAATCCGCCATAAAATTCTATTGGCTCATAATGCTATTTTCCCTAATATTCTATTAATATCATATTTGGATTAAAAATAGCAAAATCAAACTTTAAAGGATAATTATTAGGCTTTAAATCTTCAAAGTAATACTGTTTCTGAAATCTAATATTGTGATTTTTAAGCCACTATTCAATTTCATATTCTCCTTTAGACATATTCTTAAATATCCACTTTTCTACTAAATTGGTTTTAGAAATTTTTTAGAAGTATAGGAATATATTTTTCCACAAGAAGTAATAGCATATAATCCTTCATATCCTTTAATATCTTTTATCTAAATATTAGAAATCATAAAGAGCCGACTCCTTTAAATCAATACTATCAATATAAATCTAAGGAGTTATTCTGCCGCCCCACTTATTGATATTGGCACGACCTGCACAAGTAATATTCAAAGTGTTGCCGCTGAAGGCATCAATTTGGTCGATAACATCCTAAGCCTTAAATATCATATAAACCATGTCATTAAAGATAAACTTAACCGTATCCTTCTTTGAACCAATATACTGAATTGATTTCTTTGGAATGGTTATGTTTTCAACAATAATAACTGGTTCTTTATTCTGCTGTCCCCAAAGGTCTGCGTGAGTTCCGAGGTCAGTTACCAAATTACCAATATCTGAATAGTTACCAGAAACAACAAAGTCTGCTTCATAGTATCCTTCATTGAAGTCAATATCTTTCAGCTCTCTGTTCGCATAGTCATACAACTTGGAAACGTTATTTTCCTTTAAGCTAAAGCCGGCGGCATTAGCGTGTCCTTCAACCATGTCAGTTAATCCGCTGTCTTTTAAGAATCCTTTGAAGTCTTTAAGAGCACTTTCCTCTCTACCTCTGATAGAACCCTTTAAGAATCCGTCAGGACTTATTCTACCAAGCAATGTAGGCTTCTTATACTTCGCCGCGATACCCATAGCGATTAAACCAGTAAGGTTTGTTGATACGTTAAGGTCATCAGCATTAAGGATAAGAATTTTATTTTCATCAAGGCAGTCATTCATAATCTGAATATCAAGAAGTTCAATAGCCTTATCCTTTTCTCTATTCTAACGAGAGCGGGCATTTACACAGTTTCTTGTAGCCTATTCAGCTATTGTCTCCATTTCACCTTTTGCTCCACGCTTGGTTGAAGCAATTTGAGTATTGCCCTCAATAAATGCTCTGAATAGCATTTCCTTTTCAGACTATGAACCAACACGGATAAGAGCGTTGATAAGTGGAGTAACATAGAAGGCAACTTTTATCTGTGTTAATTCGCCATTGGTAAAGTAGCTGTCATTCCAATCTGCTTCATAAAAACCGAAAA